TCCTATTTCTTCTGCTACCGTTTTAAGAGACACGCAAAAGAGCTGCAGAGAAATCGTAGAGAAAGATTGGAAAGATTGGTTGAAAGATCCAATGGTAAGAAAACTAGAATACGAAGCAGGGAAAATTACATTGCAGGAATTCGACAAACTTTTAAAAGAAGAGAATTTATATCAATATTTCATAGAAAATAAAACCAACCACACTTGGACTTTTAAACATAATAATAATTTTTTAAGATTTACTGGGTTGGACGATGAAGATGATGCAATGGGAATGACCCAAACTATTTGTTGGATAAATGAGCCGTATAATTTTAGTCACGAAGTTTACAGACAATTAGCGCAAAGGTCAAAGGTTATTTTATTTGATTGGAATCCAAAACAAAATCACTGGATTGAAAAGGAGAAATTAAAAGATAGCACGTATGTAAATTATTCTACTTTCTTAGATAATCCATTTCTTTCTAAAGAATCCCGAAATCAATTACTTTCATACCAACCTATCAAATGGGCAAAAGTTGTAATAGACAAATTAACTACTATTACTGATGCAGTTAATTATGATTTCGAATTAAACCCGAAAGAATTTATTAAGAAGGATTTAAAAGAACTTCAAAGAACAGTTTATAATGAGAAAGTAAAATCTTCGTCCGAGTATCATTGGTTAGTTTACGGATTAGGTTTGAAGTCGGAAAAGCCTAATAAAATTTACAACGGTTGGAAGCCAATTACATTAGAACACTATAAAACAATAAAAGAACGTGAATATTTTGGCTTAGATTACGGGTGGGCAAAACCTACTGCATTAGTTGGGATTAAATACGACGGAGATAGAACGGTTTACATTAGACCATCATTATACAAGCCAATGAACGAAATGAAAGGAAACGACGGGTTAAAAATTCATTTAGGTGAGTTTCTTTTATCCTCTGGTTTTCCTATAGGAAATGTTACTTATGGTTGGGCGGATAGTTCAGATAAAGAAGCAGGAAGCGAAACAAGTTTAACAAATGAATTAAGGGAAAATTACGCACTTAATTTAGTTCCTACAAATAAACCATCTTATAAAGCACGATGGGAGTTTATAACGAATTTAAGGGTTTTCTATGTAGAAGATGAAAACTTTGAGTTTGAATATGATAATTACGAACTTGAATACATTAATGATACGCCAACTGGTAAACCTATTAAGAAAGACGACCACTACATTAATGCTGCAGAATATTGCCTATGGGGCATGAAGAATTACCTAGATATTAGTTTGTAATTATTAACCTAAACAATAATAATAGTAACATTGTATCTATAATATATCGAATTGGGTTTACTTACAAAATTAGACAACGCTTTTTCTGCTTTCAAATCTGAATTTCTAGGGCGTAATCCTTTTTACGCTCAATTAAATGATGGTACACATACTTATAACTACGATACTACAAGAGATGGTTTATTTGGTATGTTTGGCGATGAGTACTTTAAGCCAAGAGAAAATTTAAAAGCTTATTACGAAAATAATGCTTTCTTTTCAGATTGCATTAATATTTATGCAGATATTGCCAGTCAAGTAAGAATACAAGAAGTAGATAATAAAGGTAATATTGTAGAAAACTCACAATTTGTAAACTTATTAAACCAACCTAACGAATGGCAAGACCAAATAGGATTTATTAAAGAAATGGTAATTAATGTGCTATGCACTGGAATAAATGTTGAGTATGGTACATTCTTTAAAAATGGTAACTTAAATGTAAGTCCTCAGATATATAATATTGATTTCTTCAACTTAGAAATGCCAAAGATTAAAAACCCTTATGGTATGACAAGGCAAGAGATAAGAGATTTAAGATTTATTGAGAATTTAGAAAACGGGCAAAAAAGAACTTTATACAATTATGAGTTGGCTTTTGTTTATGATACAATTGCAAAAAATACTTATTCCGCTAAAGGATATAATTCAAGTAAATTCTTAGACCCAATAAGTAGGGTTTTTTCTATTTTGAAATCTCTACAAGTGATGGAGAATACAGAAGATACAATGGCGTTTCTATCTGGTAAGAATGTAAATTGGATATTAAGCAAGAATAATAGTAATGGTAATTTAGCACCATTAGGCGGATTAGAAAAAAGTTCTATTGAAAGAGAAGTTTCTGGAAATGGTAAATACGGCACACGAAGAGGAAAGTCGGATATTATAGCAACTAATGAAGATTTACACTTATTGAATCTTACAAGAGACAATAAGAAGATGCAAATGATTGAGATGCAGAATAACGCCAAAGAAAATATAAGGTCTAAATATGGTATACCAAGAGACTTATTAGACGCTTATAATGGAGTTGGTAAAGGTTCAACTTATGAAAATCAACAATTTGCAGAAGCAAGGTTTACTTTAAATAATGTTAAGAATATTACAGATAGTTGGTTATATTCATTAGAAAAGAAAAACGAAAAGAATTTTAAAGATAAAGGTCATAGATTAATAGGAACTTACGACCATATGCCTTCAGTGGTTGCTGTGCAATCTAAATTAAAGAATGAAGGATTTAAAATGAAAGCAGAAGCATTAGTGACTTTCTTTGATGCGTTCGAAAAAAGCAAATTAGCCGGTATAGGGTTAGATTATCAAACATTCTTAAAGGAAAACGGATTTGAAGAATTTTTAAAAACACAAAGTACTGAGTAATGGACGAAAAAAAGATTAACGAATTGTTGAGCAATAAAAATATAGATAAAACTTTAAAGGCTGATTTGTTGAAAAAGAAAAAAGCATTATCTAACAATGAAAATGTAAAAAAATGATAACAATAAAAGAATTTCCTAATAAGGTTTTTGAAAATACAGATGAAGCGATGAAAGAACTTATCGCTAATAAACGTCTTGTAATTTCAGAAAAGAAATTAACTATTAAGCACGCTGATGCACTACCTTATAATGGTAGTATTCAGACCGAAAATAAAGCAATTGTAAAGGCAGTCAATACTGATTTAAAAGATGCTACAAGTATTAAGGTGGTTGCAGTTTCAAATGCTTGTAATTATTACGATTCACACGGGGACGTTTCAATTAAAGGAAGTTGGAATAGAACTGCAAAAAATACAAATAATGGGTTGCACTTGCAAGAACATAAAATGAGTTATGAGAATTTAATCTCTGATAACGTTTCTTTTAAAGTAGAATCTAAAACATGGAAAGACTTAGGTTATAGTTACGAAGGTGAAACAGATTGCTTAGTAATGTATTCACAAGTAGACAAAGAAGAAAACCCTTATATGTTTAATAGATATGTGAGCGGTAAGGTTAAAAATCATTCAAGCGGGTTAAGATACGTTAGTATGGATATAGCCGTTAATAATAATGCAGAATGGGCGAAAGATGAAAAAGCGATGTGGGATAAATACTATCCTTTAATTGTTAATAAAGAAGATGTAGATGAAGCAGGATATTTCTTTCCAATATTTGAACAGAAAATAATAGAAAATAGTGCAGTTGTAAAAGGGTCTAATCCAGCAACGCCAACAATATCAGTAGAACCCGTTAATGACACTTCTACTAAAGCCGAGAACTCAACAGACGTTACTTCTCAAAGTGAACAAAGTAAAGTAATTAACTTAAATTTATTTATCTAATGGAATTTAAAAAGAAAACGGTTGAGGAAATCAACGCAATGACGGCTGACGAGCAAAAAAACTATATCGTCGCTAAAGAAAATCACGACAAAGAAGTGAGAAAAACGGAAATCGAAGAAGCTACAAAAGAGCTTAAAGAAAATGTAGAAAAAACTGGTAAAACGGTTGATGAAATTAAAGAAGAGATTACTTCGTTAAAAGAAGAAATTAAATCAAGTAATTCTTATGGGTGGGAAGATGTTTCTTCTGTAGTTGAAAAACACATTACCGAGAATCACGAAAAGATTAAATCTGCTTTTAAATCAAGAGGAACTTTTGAATTGAGCGAAGAGATTATGAAAGCCGTTGGAATGGTTACTACTGCAAACGGTACTTTGCCGACTGCATTGCCAGTAAACTATGTAGCACAAACGGCAGGCGTACCAAATGTAAGGTTAAGAAGACCTAATTTGTTAGACTATGTAAATATGTATTCTACAAATCAAAAATCTTTGCCATATATTGAAGCAGTACCAGGCGAAGGTGATTTTGCAATAGTTGCTGAGGGTGGAGTTAAACCACAATTAGATATTGATTGGGTAACTCGATATGCAGAACCTCAAAAGTTTGCAGGTTGGATTAAAGTGACTGAGGAAGCAATAGAGGACATTCCAAGACTTAGAGATTTAATTATCAACTATCTTAAAGATAAGCATGATTTATTTAAAGAAGCTACGGTTTATACTTATATTGCTGCAAACTCTACTACTTTTGTAACAGGTGGTGCATTATCTGGTTCGGTAACAATGCCAACTATTATGGATGTTGTAAATGCTATGCAATTGCAAATCATCAACACGCCAAACTACACAGATGAGCCTGACTTCTTTGGTGATGTAGTATTAATGAATGTTGCAGATTTTTACAAGTATTTTGGAGCTGCAAAAGATGCTTTTGGAAGACCTTTATTTGAAAATGGTTATCAAGGTGGTAGAACTTTCAATTATAACGGTTACACCTTTGTAGCAACTACTAAAATCGCTGCAGGAAGTATTGAATTAATGGATTCATCTAAAATTGATGTAACTACTTATTCGCCTTATAGAGTTGAGATTGGTTGGGTTAATGATGATTTCATTAAAAATCAATTTGTTATCTTAGGAGAGTCAAGAGGTCATATTGTAATTAAGAATCACGATAAGAGAGCTTTTGTAAAAGGTACGATTGCGACTATATTGGCGGATTTAGAACCAGTAACACCTTAATGAAGCTTTTTAAATTTTCAAAGGCAAATGGAATGTACCCTAAGGGTGCAGAGGTCATGTTAAATGATATTGTAGCCAATTCTTTTGAAAAAGTAGGTTTAGGAAGTGTAATAACTGAAAAGCCAAAAAAGGCTACAAAGAAAAGTAAATAACAAACGAAATGATAATAGACGAGACTGCTTTCACCGGCATTAATTCAATTGTAAACATAAATGAGCCAGATCCAAACTCTGGGACAGCTAATTTGTTAGCCAGTTTAATTGAGATTTGCGAGAATGAAGTTTTGTCTATTGCTTTCGGGCGTGTTATGTATAATGATTTTAAAGCTAATTTAAGTCAACAGAATTATATAGATTTATTAGAGGGTAAAGAATACCAATTAAACGGTAATACTTTTTACTTTGATGGGTTGAATGAGAGAATAGAAAGAAGTTCTTTATTGACTGATTACACTTATTATCGTTACAATACAATAAATATAACTCAAAATAGCGAGTTCGGGCAAGTTGCAGCAGATACAAAGGTAGGTAATAGAGTAAGCAGTACACCTAAATTAGTAAGTGCATGGAATAGGTTTGTAGAGAAGTTTCAAGGGATTAATCAATCTACGGGAATTACAGACGAAGGAAACCCATTTTGGATACTAAATAGAGGCGTAACTTATTTTTCTGAAAGTATAGACGGTGGGAATGTATCTTTAATGAGATTTCTACAAGACAATAAAGAAAGTTACCCATTGTTAGATAGTGCTAATTTATTTAATTTAGAATTTAAAAACTCTTTTGGGATATGATAAACCATAATTTACTTTTATATTCATTATTAGACAGAAAATTTAGTATTGAATTTAACCAAAAAGATTGGGTGGTTAATTTTACCGAAGGTGATTTATTTGAATTGAATAAAAAGTTAATGCTATCAACTACTAAATACCCTATTATTTGGCTTCAATCAGGTTATACTGTAAGTGATTATAAATTAGGTAGCAAAGTAGAGTTACAAAAGTGTAATTTCTATTTAATCACAAAGGGAGATAAGAACGATTTGTATAAAAAAAGATTTGAAACTAATTATCAAAATATGTTATTCCCTTTATTGGATAAATTCAAAAAGGTTATAGCGAAAAGTAAAGGAGTTTCAATGCTTAATGATACGATAAACTTTGTTCAATTTCCTTTTAATGACGTTACAGAATTAACTTCTAATGAAGGTAGAAAACTTGCAACAGTTCCTGATGTTTGGGACGCAATAGCTATAAACGGTATTAATTTAAGGATAAGTAAAAATTGTTATCCAGAATTCATAATTTAAAATTTAAAATAATAATAAAATGTTAGAAAAAAATAAATGCAATAGTACGGTATCAACTGCTAGATTAGGTGGTTTGTTTTGCGATGAAAAGCCAATCGTTGGTTTTATGCTAAAGAAAAAAGGATATTCAATTGATCCTGCTTCTTTTGATAAAGACGCTTTAGATTTACTTATCCAAGAAGATAAGATGATAGGAATGATTTCCTATTTTAGTGTTGAAAATAATGATGAAGATGCCGCGTTTGCAACTTCTGGAACTGGAAACAGAAGCAAGACTAGAGAAGGTATTAAAAGATGGAAATTTATGTTTGACAAAGGTGCTTGTTTCCAAAATGAGTTACAAAAATTAGACAATAGCGATTCTTACGAGTTTATTCCAGTATTAGAGGATGGAAAAGCACAGTTTGCCGTTAAGCGTGATGGTACTTTAATTGGTTTTGACGCTAAATTATTTACTGGCGTAAGACAATTAAGAGTAAATGATGAGATGAGCGGTGCAACTTTAGAAGTAGAAATACAAAGAAGCGGAATGACTTATTGGCAAAATGCTTCTGCTGTTTATGAATCTGATGAATTTGGATTTAACGAACTTATGCCAGTTGCAGGATTGAATATTGAATTACCAGTATTAGTAGCAGCAGCAGTGAGTACTTCCGTAACAGTTAGCAATTTATGTTCAGATACGCCAGTAGTTGGATTAACAAACCCTACCAATTGGAAAATGAGCAGAAATGGAACTTTAGAAGCAGTATCTGCGGTATCTTACAATCCAGTAACAGAAGTTTATTCATTAACACACGGTGCATTAGTAGCTGATGATAAGATAGGATTTACCACTAATAAAGATGGTTATGCAGTATATGTAATTGACACTAATTATTACGCTGGTAGCTCAATCATTAAAACGGTTGTATAATGAGAATAACGGTTGGTAATTATACGCTGAATGGCACTTTTGAAAGTAAAGAAGAAGCCGAAAAGGTTTTTTTAAATGACTTTCCAGATGTAACGCCTTCAAGATTGAAAACGGAATTAAACAAACACTTTAAAAATGTTGATAAATCCAGAAACGCTATTAGCGAGAATAAAAATAGCGAAAAACCAGACGCCAAGATTAGTAAGGGAGGAACTGGAGAAAAGTAAATTAGAGAAAATCAATATTGATAATTTACAACACGGACTAGATAGCGACGGCTTTAATATGCCGTCCTATCGAAATCCTGATTACGCTAACTTTAAGACAACTATAAATCCAAATAATAGAGGTTTTTGGGATTTAAGATTACATGGCGAATATTACAGAGGAATAAAAGTTGATTATTACGGTTCAGTAGTTTTTTTTAAACAAATTTATTCTAATGATAAGATAAGTTGGTTAAATGAAAGATTAGGTGGTATGGACTTAAACCCTTTGGGAATCACAGAAGAACAAATGTTTGATGTACAGATGAAAAACAAACCAGCGATTAGAAAGAAGTTAGATAAAATAATTAACGGATAATGTGTAATTGTAGCAAACCAATAAAACAAAGTGAAAGAGATATGTTGCGTGAATTAAACAATGATTCACGCTTTTTTATATATCATATCTCAGAAGAAAAAGGATTAAAAGTGGCTTACGTACCAAAAGGAATAAATCCTAATCAAATAGCGTTAGAACGTGGCTTTATTGGAGAAAATGGTGATGTAGAATGGTATAATACTAATGAATACCCATTAAATGATTAAAATATACAGAGATAGTAAAGAATTTCCATTATATAATTATGAAAGAATATCAACTACTTCTGATTATTTTTATATGATAAAAGGGTACGAGTACGGAGATATTATAGATGCTACTCAGGAGGAAATGCAAGAAAAGTTTAACGAAGTTGTAAGGGATTATGTAGTTTCTTTAAATTCTAAAAATCACGATATTGTATTGCATGGAAATATAAACTCTAAAAAATTAGAACTTCTTAAATTCTCAATGGTTCGAGATATTATAATTCTACAAATTAGAACGAATGATTTAAAAGGAAATGTAAATTTAGAACTTGTAAAAGAATTATTAGAAGGTATAAAGGTTCAAAAGGTAGACGATTTGCACGAACAAATTAAATTTATTGATAGTAAAATTGAGAAACTGAAAAATGATATTTCAGAAGCTGAAAATAAACTAAAAAAAGATGGTCCAGAAGAAGTTGAACAAAGCGAAATTAATGAGCAGATAACAAATGTAGAATTAATTTTAGAACGTGGAATAGATTTACAAAAAACATCTTTATACAGATTTGGAATTATGCAAAATCAAGCAGTAAAGAAAATAGAATCACAAAATAAAAAGTAGTTATGGCTGATAAATTGGCGGTGATCCAAGCAACAGAAACGCTTGATGAGTTAGATAGAATAGAAAATAAAACCAAAGATTTAATTGTTGTCTTTAAATCTTTGGTAGAACAAGGAAATAAAATAAATTCAGGATTAACAAAGGGAACACCTAAAGAATTTAGTGATTCTTTTTCACAGCTTACGGATATTAATAAAAAATATAAAGCTGTAATAGATGATGTTGCAAGAGCGAATAACGAACTTGAAAGAATTAAAAAAAGAATTGCATTTGCTAATACTTCGGAGGGAAAAGATGTAGCATTGTTAAAAGTACAATTGCAAGACTTAAATAAGGTAAATAGGGATTCTGCAAAAAGTATGCTTCCTTTATTATCAGCTTATGACGAATTAAACCGTAAACACGAAGTTGCAAGAAAAAAAGCAATGGATTTGGGCGTTCAATACGGAATATTAAGCAAAGAATTTTTAGATGCTTCAAATATTGCAAACCAGTATGATTCTAAATTAAAACAAGTAGATTCTACTTTAGGGAAACATAATAGAAATGTAGGAAATTATAATAATCTTCAAATTCAATTAGGTCAAGTATTACGGGAAGCCCCCAATTTTGCAATTGATCCACGAATCGGTATTATGTCGCTAACTAATAATATACCAATGTTAGCAGAAGCGATTGGGGATGTGTCAACTAAAGCAAAAGTAATGAAAGAAGAGTTTAAACTCGCTGCAATAGCCGCCAAAGAACTCGCTATTGCAGATGCTATTGCTACTGGAGCGACTAAAGAAAATGCCGCAGCTTTAGGATTACAAGCAGAAGCACAAATTGCAGCAAATTACCAAAATTCTAAAGCTCCAAGTTTATTAAAACAGATTGCAGGAAGTTTATTTAGTTGGCAAACACTCATAATAGTTGGTATTTCACTTTTAACACTTTATAGTAAGGAAGTTATTGAATGGACTAGAAGTATTTTTGGTAGCGCAGAAGCAATAGACAAAACAAAAGAAAGTCAAAAAGGTTTGGCAGAAGCATTAAAGAATACAGATTTTAAGAAAGCTATACGTGATGTTTCAGAAATGACAAATATATTTTCTTTGGCTCGTGAAGGTGTTATAAGCAAAGAAAAGGCATTAAAATTTTATAATGAAACTTTAGGAAGGGTAATGGGTTCTGCAAAAGATTTGAATGAAGCGGAACAGATACTCATTAAAAACGCTGATAATTATATTAAAGCCACGTTATATAAAGCCGCAGCGAACTTAGCACTCGATAAAGCCGCAACGGAAATGTTAAAAGCAGAAGAGGCACGACAAAAAAAATTAGAAGAGTTTGACAATAAATTTAATGATGCTACAATTTCCCGGATTACATCAAAGGAACAACTTGAAAGAGAAGAAAAAAGAATTGCATACGCAAGGAAAAAAAGACAACAGGAAGAAATAAATATTGCAAATAAAAACGCCAAAGCGCAGGAAAATATTGCAAAAAATATGATGAAGACGGCAGCTGGTTTTGCAAAAGGAATGAATTTCGACAGTACTTTGGGATTAAAAAATCCAAAAACTAAAAAAACAAAAGTAAAAAGAGATACTTCTGCTGCCGATGCAAAAAAAGCACAGCAAGAAGCTGAAAGAATTGAGAGAGAAAAATATGAACTCGAAAAAGATAATATTGAAAAATTATATAAAGTTCGTGAAGAAGCTCTAAAAAACAACTTACAGCTCGCAAAAGATGATCCCTACTCTACTGAAACGGGAAAAATAGATGAGCAAAATAGAGTTTACAACGAATTGATAAAATCAAATGCGGAATATTACAATGCATTAATTGATAATGCAAAAGCATATAATCAAGATAAATTCATTTCAGACTTTGAAACGGCACGAGATACAAAAGACACATCATTACAAGGTGATAGGAATTCTGTAAATTTAAAACGCCCAGAAGCTGCACAAGAAGATTTAGCTTATATGCAAAATATTTCAGATTTAGCAAGTCAAGCTGGATTTGAAGAAGCAAAGAGAT